TAATGTATTTCATGCATTAAATTTAAAATATAAATGTTATGATAACATACATTATACAATTAGTTCATTATCATTATGCGATTTGATTCGTTATTTTGGATTTGATACATCAAAAAAGGCAAAGGAAAAGATAATACCTGAACGATTATTTTCAATGTCTAAAGAAAATATTATTGGGTTATTGCAAGGAATGTTTGATGGTGATGGATGTGCATCTAAACGAGGATTTGTATTTTATTATTCAACATCAAAAACATTAATTGAACAAGTTAGAATGTTATTGAATAATTTTGGTATATTATCAACAGTTAGAAAAACTCAAGTTAAACCAACGAAAAAAGTAAAAGGCGAATCTGTTGTTTATACTTTAGAAATTTCTGCAAAACATTCAAAATTATTTTATAATATAATTGGATTTAGGTTATATCGAAAACAAAAACGAAAAGAAATTCTTGAAAATAAATCCTTTTCAAGAGATCGTTATGATGTAATTCCTGGGTCGGAATTGTTAATTAAAAAGTATCATTTAACAACAAAATGTAATATTCATACATGTAAAATTCCAAAAAATATTCAACGAAAAAAAATGCTAGAAATAAAAAATGTTGTAGCAGATGAATATTGGAAAATGTTTTATGATAATGCAGTTTCAGAAAACATTTATTGGGAACAAATTAACACTATAACAGATAGTGAAAATGAAGTTTTTGATTTTTCTTTATATGACAATCCAACCGATAAATTTTGTCATTCTGTTGTTTATAATGGTATCATTGGACATCAAACGCCAAACGGACTTAACGCGTTTTACAAAATTTGGAAAGAAGCACAAGAAGGAATTAACGATTTTGTGGCTGTTCGTGGTTATTGGAATGAACTCCACAATCAGGAATGGGCAGATAAACAACGAAAACTTTTAGGTGAAGTTCGCTATACTGCCGAGGTGGAATGTAATTTTTTAGGCTCTAGTAATACATTAGTAGACGGTAAATTTCTTGCAACAATTCCATTTAGTAAGCCAATCTATTCAAAGAACTCACTAAATGAATTTGAACAACCAAATAAGTCTCACTCATACGTAATGACAGTTGATGTTGCAAGAGGTCGTGGATTAGATCATTCCGCATTCATTGTATACGATATCACAGAGATGCCGTTTAAGGTTGTTGCAACATATAAGAACAATTCTATTACGGCAGTTGAATTTCCTCTAATCATTAAGAAGATTGCTGAGTTTTATAATGAAGCGCTAGTTGTAATTGAAAATAATGATTTGGGTGAATCTGTATGTAACACCTTATGGTATGATCTTGAGTATGTTAATATGATTTGGACAGATCATGGTGAAATTACATCAACAGGTGGCAATATTGGCATCAGAACCACCAATACAGTAAAGAAGAAAGGTAGTTCAAAGATTGCAACAATTATTGAACAGAATCAAATTATTTTGAATGATTTTAGAATAATTCAGGAATTGCAAGGCTATTCATTGCAAAAAACAGGTGTTTATTCGGCTGAAGATACAAATATCAATGACGACTTATGTACCTGCTTGTTCTTATTCGGTTGGTTAACTAATGATCCATTTTTTGAATCGTTAACTGGATTCAACAATAATCAAAAATTAACACATCAATTTGAATCTGAAGTTGACGACATACAACCAATAGGATTCTTTTCTAATGGTTCGGATGACGATTTGAAATATCAGGTGTCACAGGATCAACGAGAATTATTGATGATGTAAAAAGAAAAAAAAAGGACAGAAAACTTAAATTCTGTCCTTTTTTGTTTTATTTTAACAAATTAGTTAATTGTCACCTATTTGTGTTAATAAAGTTACGTTACAACTTTATGGAATAATTAATTATTCCTCCAATAATTTCTTATTGGTACAGACTATATCTTCAACCTATATGAATTAGGCTGGCAACCACTGTCTCCACGTTTTCGGAGCGTCTTAGTCGTTGAAGGTTACCCTATTCAGGTCTTCCCTGCTGATTATCCATTTTCTCATGTGACTTAGGATTTAACCATATCATATTCTAACATATTTTTTCTACTTTCGTTGCATTCACGCCTAGACTTATTTCATTCTTACGTTGTAGCTTGTTAGACTCTTAGGATTTTCCAGCAATTCGATTGCTTATTTTTCATACCAATTACTTGATACGGGAACTAGACAAATTGTTAATTCCATCGAATAGTAAGTGTATCTGCGTCTTCCTTTGTTACAATTGGGAACGTTGTACGATTAAGCATGTGACCGTTTGATGATGCATTGAAAATGCCTGCTTCAACCACTTCCCCTGTTCCTACTGTTGGAGGAAATTCGGCTTCATATAGAATTGTGTTATTGGTACGTTGTGTTTTTGCTAATGCTACACGAGCTAACTCGGCGCCTAGTGCTGTTTGACTTAGATTTGGTTCAATTGTGCTGTTTGAACCAATTGCCATATGAGACGGCTTAGCTAGTGATTCGTCAGATAACTGAGAAGCAATAATTTCACGGCCAGTTTGTACAACCAAGTTATCTGTTTCAAAATGTAGCTTTTCTTTTCCGCCATTGTCCTTAAGGATAACTTCAAGTCGTCCAATAGCATGAATTGCATCTTTAAATTTCATTGTGAATATTCCTTTTGTGTTTATGTATTTTCTGATATAATTTCTAACGTAATAGCATTACCAACAAATCCATAGCTTAAATTTTCATGTGTTGTTGCATGAAATACTCGTTCGTAATATGGATCAGTGTTTGTATCATATGCCGTATCAACAATTGTTGGTGTCTGTGGTATTCCATCGTCACTAGAGGACATTGATTCAAGAAACTTTTCAAACGATAGATCTAATTGTTCACTTGCAAAAATATCATCATAAATTGTTTTGTCCACTGAAAAATCATGAAATTCTGTAACAATTACATTATCACGTTTTTCTTTGTTAACCTTTACAGTTAATGATGTATCGGTTGAAATCACATCATCGAAAAATGTCTTTGCATACCGAAATTCCATTCGTGTATCGGTGCTAATGATATGATCAATTAGTCCTTTTGCAAAATATTTCCATGCATTATCAATATTTGTTGTTGTATCGTATCGTTGTTTGGTAAAATGTTTTGCAACAGAATCTAACACAAACGCAACATCGAAGAACGACAAGGAAACATATGGTGTAGTAACATCAACACTCAATCGTTTCTTGAGACTTAAGTCGGCATCCATAATATAGGTGGTGAACATTTTGGTTCCTGCTGGATGTAGTGCTTGCGCCAATGTCTCATATTCATCAGGATTAACATTACTGAGAATATCATAACTGAACTGTTGATAGTAGTAACTGTCCTGTAGTCTGATATCCTGATTTGAGATCATCCCCGAGTCATCTTCCCATCTGCCTGGTAATGTGGCATTGTAATCAAACGTAAATTGTAATGTTGCATCATACTTACGTTCTGATTCATCACCTGTCTGAAAGAATAATGGTGATACCGTGAACTGATTATTCTGAGGGTTGTCACTTTCAAATATGTGTTCGCCTAACTGAATAATCTCGGCATATTTCATTTCCCCCTTGTCACCAATTACCGACACACGACAAATGGTGGACTTTTCTTCCTGTTGTGCTGTTACGATTACGCCGTGTTCACCATAGTCATTTTCAGGATTTTGCAAGTCTCTATTATACCATGGGCGCCGTTCCTGATCGTATGAGAAATCATATATTGACCATCCATCGTGTCCGCCAATTTTGAACACCTGACCAACCTGCCAATTCTCACCACCGTCAAGTACCTTAAGACCCGCTTGCCCCTTTACTACCTTACCTGCATAGATGACGTGATCATTAACTAGATACTCAACAATTTGTCCCTCATACGCTTTAGGATCAAAGGTGAAGTAAAACCGAATTAGTTTCTCGGTAGCTAACGCCTCAACATTTTCAACAGTATAATCAACATACGGCTGATTTGCAATGGGCATAAAGCGTAAGGACTCAATCTTTGTATCTGTTGGTAACTCACCAGCGATTGTCTCAAGTGTTACCGCAGTTAACTGTTTCCACTTACCATCCGACGGTCGAAGTACATTTTCAATTGGATATACAACTTGGGCGTCAACGTTCATTGATGCCTTAAGCAAGTATATCAACGCTTGTTCTGTTCCCTTACTTAAGTATAGTTGTTTTATGTTCTTAAGAATAAGTGCAATGGCTGGCTGATTTTTATCAAATAAGTGATATGTGTCAAGCATATTTGAAAAATGATCAATGAACACCGACGGAACAGTTAATACAGCTGAGACTCTAGCATGATCAGTAATTACCGAGTCATTGTTGTTTCTTCGTAGATGTACTTCCTCACCACTTATGAATTGTGCATCTTTTGTAATATATCGAATTAGTAGTTTGTCTTCGTAGGTGGATAATACCGTTGCCTTAGCTCCACTTTCATTTCCCACTAATGTTTGACCAATATAAAAAGAAAGTGGCAAATTGTTCTCAAACAACTCAACCATTCTTGTTAAGTGGTCAATATCAGTAATGCTTGATAAGTCACCTAATTGCCTATGACTAAGCCAACGGTAGTATTCCTCCACAAACCGACAGAAAACAGGATATTGCTCCTTAATGTGCGGAGGAAACTGACTACTGACAATATCATGAATGTCTGCCATGTTTCAACGTCTAAAAAATAAAACTTTCCTTTATTTAACTAAAAGGGAAGTTTTTTAATTCTTTAGTAAATTCGCAGTTTATTGTATGGATTAATTTCTTCATCCAAATCATTTATAACGTGATCATGATTCTAAGAAATCGCGTTTTGGCATATTCCTTTCGTCAATGTTAGATGGAGAGTGGTGTTACAGGAACCACTCCCACCTCTCGATTTGATTTAGAGTGTCTGAAGCGCCTTCGCTACTTCGGCGAGGTAGGCGCCGTATGCGCGGAGCAGTTCGCGGTCTCCTTTGTCGGTGATTTCGATGATGCGGCGTCGATACCCAATATGCTCAAAATAAGCATTGTGGATAATTTTGCCAACTTCGGGATCCGTGTCGAATGAGTGTGCAGTGTTAGAGATCTGGCGAGCGAGGTCTGCGAGCTTGAGTTCTGCAATGGCGAGCGGACGGGCGTTTGTCATGGTATTCTCCTAATGAAAATGATGTTGACTTTGTGTTTGTTTCTTTAATTTATGTGTATAGTATAACCAACGATTAAGAAAATGTCAAGCGATAAAATGTAAACAATTGTAAACTTATCAAGCAATAAAAAAGAAGGGTGATCGTATGAATCACCCTTCTCTATTACATGTAGTAGTTGATCGACTCAACTGCACACTTCAGGCACTCGACCCAAGCATCCTGATTTCCCTTGCGGAATTCGTCATAGAGCTCCACGGCATAATCGTCCCACTTCATGTAGTCCTCAAGGAAGTCAAGTTCACCGCGGTTGTTATCGCAATACCAGATAACGTCCTCGACCGTCACTTCCGTCTTTCCATTCTGCTTGAAGAACTTAGCAATACGCCTAATGATTTCCAGCGGGTCGGTTTCATCATCGCCCATATAGCGTTCGATATCGTCCATCGTGATGCCATCAGGAAGATTGGAATACATTGTGTTCTCCTCTTTGTGTGTGTGTGTTTGTTTATTTGATGAATGTATAATAGCAGATTTTTGAAGGAAGTGTACTCAGAACAATACACTTCCTTGATTTATGTCAAATTGTCATTAGAAGTTGTAATCGTAGAACCACTTGCAGGTCTTTTCAACCGTTCCAATCTTTACAAACTTCTTACGCGGAGTACCATTCTTGGTCGGCTTGAAGTACCGATAGACTTTCCGCCAATCGTCTTCGATGAGTTCGGCGAAGTAACCCTTTTCAGCCATTTCTTCGAGCCAAGCCTTTTCGTCCTTTTCGTATATCGGATGACCTTTGCCGAATTCGATCACCTTAACGGAATCCTTTACGAATCCCCACACGCCGTTACGTTCTTCAACTTCAAACGGCGTGCCATCACGGACAACAACACCGCTTCTCCACACCTCATTCTGATTCACGCAACGGGCAACGAAACCTCCTTCGATGAATTCTGGCTTGACATCTCCGACTTCCTTTTTCACATCAACTGCATAAGTCTTGCCGTTTTCCTCGAAGATCTCGACGGACTTGATGTCCGTGTAGAGCCTCGTGTTGATGAATCCGATTGTGGTCTTCATGATTTGTGTTTCCTATATGAGTTGTTGGTTAGTTGTGTTTTCTTATGAGCTTATATTAGCACAAATTCATGAGTTGCCAAGCGTAACACAACAAACTATTGATTAAAATCAAATAAGCATTCAAGAAATTGCCACAACACAGATTATTTGGTGTATTATATGTGTGTCAGGCAAATAAACATCTTAGGAGATACTGATGACGACGATGATTCTTGCAAACGATGTTGAAAAGACCATTGAATATGTTCATTGGGAAACTCTTGCAACACAGTGTGGGATGGACTCGACCGCACTACCTGAATATTGGGACGATGAGATTTTCACTCATATGAGTGAAGCCTATCACGCCGTTCGAACATTTGAGGAACTTTATCGGCTGTTGGATTGCGGGTATATTGAATACCACATTGATTAAAATCAAACAACAGTTCAATTTTAATCCAATGTTGGCTCAAATAGAGTATTATTAATTTGTCAAGAGAACAGCAGTTCTAAAAACATCTTCAAGGAAATACATCATGAAAACCTACAAGCTTTATCGTTATAGCTACTGTTGCACCTCCCCCGCTAACCGTTACCAGCTGACGGCCACCATTCAGGCGAAAAGTATTCGAGCCGCGAAGTTGATGTTCTCGAAGATTTGGTCGGGCGCTGGTTACATCACGGATGAAAATGATAATGAACTCACGCGTAGATTTAAAGAAGGAAATAGGCTTTTTTGGAATTAAGTGAGAAGCATCGAGTACATGAAAACAATAAATTTATTGTTT